ACCAAGCATATTAACGTCGATACCGATGTTGTTGATATTGGTGCTGATGCTGCTTGATTGGCCCCGCCTCGGGGGCAATCCACACTCTCGGTCTGACGCGCTGAAAGCGTGTCTGCGAGGCCTAATGTGGAGGTGCCTACGTACGCCTGTATGTAACAACAAATGGTTCCCACATGGTCGACCGATCACAATAAACGTGTTTGTTGTTTTCTTCCGTCTATAAAAGCCGTTATGTTGACGTCCGTAACGTTCGTTACATGTCTGTTGGGCGCTATTGGATTCTTACGATACCCCAGCCCAATTATGTACCGCACCCCCACCCCGCCGTCGTCTGGAGCCGAGGACAACTGGAGCGGGCCCACACTACCGGCTACCTCCACTGGCAGCTTGTCGTCGCCTTCCCCCGCAATGTCCGCCTCGCCGCCGTCAAGCATGCTTTTGGCACCACCGCCCACGCCGAACTTTCACGCTCAGCTGCCGTGGACGCCTATGTCTGGAAGGACGATACGGCTGTTGCCAACACCCGTTTCGAATTTGGCCAGCGATTGGTCCGACGCAACAATAAGCGGGACTGGGACGCCGTCTGGGAGTCCGCAAAGACCGGGGATATTATGGCCATTGATGCCAGTCTCCGCGTCCAACACTATCGCACCCTCCGCACAATCGAGAAGGACTTTCTTGCTCCGCCGGCGATTATTCGAACCGTCCACGTCTTCTGGGGCCCAACTGGTACTGGCAAGTCCCGGAGGGCCTGGGACGAGGCCGGTCTGGACGCCTACCCCAAGGACCCTCGCACCAAGTTCTGGGATGGATACCAGTCCCACGCGCACGTCGTCGTCGATGAGTTCCGGGGGGACATCGACATCGCCCATATGCTCCGCTGGCTCGACCGATACCCTGTGCTAGTTGAGGTCAAGGGCAGTGCTGTCGCCCTTAAGTGCACTATGGTGTGGATAACCAGCAATATTTCGCCCGACGCGTGGTATCCTACTTGTGACAGGGACACCAAGGATGCACTTCTACGTCGTCTTAATGTCGTACACTTTAACCAACCACTTGGACAATAAACCCAATACCATAAGAGAGAGAGAGAGAGAAGAGTACTAACAGTGATATCAAGGTTGCCGAGGTACAGGAGGGGGGATAACCCAAACCGGCGCCCTCCCCGCAGGCGTGCTTAACTGTTGACTCATAGGCGCTTCGGAACTATCGGGGGTGCCAGACGCGCAGGGCCCCGCGAAAGGAGGCCCGCAGGCCGGGACCAGCGGGTGCGTGACAGGCCCCGATTGTGACGAACCGCCATGAGTCTAAACTATTAGCAAAGACTGAAAATGTCTTTTAGTTTAACCCATACTACATACGAAGCTCTAGTAACAACCAAGCGTTACGCCAGTTACGCTAGTATTACTTACTAGAGCGAAGTAACGCATAACGTTACTTACAAACAATATAAAATGTGACATGTTGTTTGTCTCCTTTTACTCTTACGAATGCATAATCCGCATAGTGTTGTACGCCAGTATAGACACAATCCACACTTCCGCAACTTTACAAATACTGCTTTCCGTGTTGGCAGTAATTATTTGCTTGACCAGGCTAATACTTATCTGGCCTCTTCTTCGCGGTCGCAATCCATGAAAAATGGCCACAAACGCAATTCGTCGCATAAGCAGTCGACCAAGCGCAAGCGGATCAAGTCGGCGCTTATCGAGGCTACCGAGATTGAGGCCACCGGTGTGTCGCAGTTGCGGTTCTCGTATAACCACAAGGCCCCGGCCAAGGCTAAGTATCTCAAGGCCCTCTCGCGCCCCGTCGTACACCGTGAGCTAGGCAATTATAGCCTATTGACCAACACTGGCGTATGCAATTACATTGAAACCAGTTCTATGGGTCGATCGTTTACTTCAACCCGTTTGTCCGAAGCCATTACGCAGGCAACTGCGACTACGCCTGCTTCTAATTTACACAACACCCAAGTGTTGTTAAAGTCAGTAAAGCTCAAGCGTATCTTGACTAATCGTCATAATGAGCCTTGCTACGTGTTGTGGCATGAGTATTTGTGCAAAACCGATACTTCTAATTCCCCGTTACAACTGGCTAGTACACAATCAGTAGAAGAAGGCGCTACCAGCACTTTGTTGTCTGGGACTGGCGTCTATTTTCCTGATAATGACCTCACCAAGTACAAGAATATCCGCAATTTTTGGACTCTTCACAAACGCAAACGTATATATCTGAAACCTGGAGAGACCATTGTGTTATACAGTTCGTATAACATAAACAAGATGCAGACTTTCGATCAAATATCTGATGCACCGGATACATGGGTTGGTGGTGTGTCTAATCTTGCAGTGATGCAAATTCAAGGTGCCTGTGCAACGACAGTGACAGCCACAGGATTTGTGTCTATTGCTTCTGCTAATGTCGCTATGGTCGAGCGTATTGAAAGCGTTGTGTACCCTTACCCACTCCCGACTGCCAAACTGGACCGATTTGATACCGTCAATGGTCTTCCTATTACAGCAACCGCTAATACCAAGCATATTAACGTCGATACCGATGTTGTTGATATTGGTGCTGATGCTGCTTGATTGGCCCCGCCTCGGGGGCAATCCACACTCTCGGTCT